AAAAGACCCTTATTAAAATCATTGATAATATTTAAATTATCTACCGGATTATAAAATGTTAGTTGAAAAAATAAATGTCCATCCTGTCTATAAAAAAACGCGGTTGATTGATCGGGATGTTTTATTGTAGATAGAAGAAAGTCAATTCCATCTGTTGAAATTCTTTTTATTGAGCTTCCATCAGTTACCATTATACAAGGTGAATTATTTTCATTTTGAGATAACCAACAAACAGTTTCTTCGCTTGCAGCAAAGGTAGGTATAGATACGATACCACTATCAATATTAAAAGATTGAACACGGCGGTAATTTTCAGCTCCACCTACCTGAGTCCAAACTTCACCAACCGTTGAACCTAACAATAATATGTTATTACCGCGTCCTGGCAATCGATGAACGATTAAAGCTACATCAGGCTTTGTCTGTAAGCTAAATTGTTTATTTAATTGAATAGTGGAATCTGTAGCTCTTTCAAAAGCATACCAGTTCTGTGAATTTTGACTTAATTTGGATGATCCAATCAAAAAGAAACTATTATGATAACAAACATAACTTGGAATAATAGGTTGACCTACAAAAGTTAATGTTTGTTTAGTGAAAGTTCCTGTTAAATAATTATATATATACGCGCTTTCTCCGTCGACGATACAAATTTGATTTGAAAGATTTTCATCTATTGATACATCTCCCGTGGTCGTATTAATCTGTCCTAAAAAAATAGGCGCTAGATTCGTATTTAATCGATAAACAGTAGATGATTCAACAGCAATAAGAAAATTTCCACGCACTGACTTAAATATTGCACGTCCTTGGCCTACTGGAAGAAGATTAAGACGTTTTTTGAATCCGGCATAGTTAACAAGCCATTCATCTGAAATAAACATATTATAAGTGCGTTCAGCACTTATTTTAGGATAGCGACCAAAAGTACTTGAACCCACTACATTCACAGGAACAGGCTCTATATTTTGTCTTGCACTCATAGCCATTAATAAAAATCCATTTAAAAAGTATGTTATTAACTAGGCTTAATCCATCCCTTGCCAAGATTAATGAATCCATAATTGAAACTTCCCCGCTTATGAAGTGTTGAAGATTTATTAATCTGTAAATCAAGTGTGCGAGATTTTTTATTAATCCATGCTTCATATTTACTTAATTGCTTCATGATGCTAAGCGGTGTATCCATTTCATATTCGGAACAAATACGATCTGCCAAAGCATAACGCAAATAAGTTCTATAAAACTGATCTATCGTTAGACTTAAATCTTGACCTAAAGAAACAGTAGATAGTCGAAATACTCCATGTAGTTCCATTGGATAAGTTCTATCAGGTTTGAAATAAATATAGAGATTTCCACCACCGAATTGTCTTTCCCAGTACCATTCAAAAGGAAGTGTTTTAATGTTTTCTACACGACTCGATCCAAAATATTGATTACGTTTAGTGTATTTCATGGCATAACGCACTTGATCCAGATAGAAAACTAATGTATCTATCTGGGTTAAGTTTGGAATAGGGTAGACTTCCTGTCCTTCTACGAAATTACCCGTATAGGTGCTTTCGTAGGGTATCATTCCCTGATCAACATCTTTTTCGGTCAAAATATCATTTAACCATAAAAGGCCATCTGATATTTGACCGCCACTAACTGTTTCAAATTCACGTGATACGACTCCAGAGGAATAATACGATCCTGTAATAAGCTCTGTTGTCGTATAAGTCATTATTATTACCTTTAAATGGAAAGACTTTACAAATTAAAGAACATCAGTAAATCCACAAATTGTTAATGTTAATGAATCACTTGCAGCTACTCTATATCTGAAATTCATGCCTCCTGGAAAGCTAACAGTTGGTACTTGTAAAGTATCTATCTGTACTCCGGCAACTCCCGTTCCAAATCTAAGCATAGGTATTGCGGCGGCATTAGCCAATGCAAATTCTGCTGTATTTCCTGCTAAGGCAGCGGTATAAACGATCCCAATGAGTGCTTCTAATTCTTTCGTAGGAGCAGGATTTTCTAAATAGAGCGGAGGAACAAAACTAGAAGTTGATAAATCAACAGCACCTGCTGAAAATGCGCCCGCTGTTCCGCCTGTTAAAATAGTTAATGGCACTTCGTAATAATACTTTCGATATAAACCACCACCATATTGATAAAGTCTGGTATTAAGAGCAGAGCTATCTGTTCTCGCCCAACCTATTCTGCGAAACATGTCATATCCCTTTGGTAAAACAGGACTATTAACACTAAGAGATATCAGGTAGCCAGTAGGCAAGTATTTTGTTGAATCTCCAATCACAAAAACCGCGTAAAATTTACTAGCAACAAGGACGCCTGTGTCTAATCCATTTAAACCAACCCTACTCATTAATAAATTTGTTTCACCATTTCCGGATACTGATAAATCATTAGTATTTGTGCTATCACGTGCCATACCAGGTGAAATACCTAATGAATTTGTACCTGATACAGTAATAGAAAATCCACTTACATAAAGTTCGCCAGCATTAACGATAGGGGTATTAGGCGTTGTCATTATTTATTCTCCAAATTATTCCATTAATTTTTAACTGTGAGAAAGAGGCCATCTAAACCGATGAGAAAATTTCACCGGTTTATATTATTTTTTAAACAGGCAATGCAATCATCATTGCATATTCATCAACCAATGTTTTTCCCCAGATAATGTCATGCACCATTCCGCGCTGATTTTGACCAAATAAAGAGCCATAATATTGACGCATCGAAGCGCCACTATTAGGATCAGTCATTGCAGACGTGGGATAAGGAACTTCTTCAGGTAATTTAGGCATTGCTAGGAACAAAGGATCCCCTGCCATCAATAATCCACATCGATGATCTGGCAGTACGGTGACTTGCATGCCCGCTACAATCGCAGTATTAATATTTTGGGTATTTCCAGCCGTTGCTTGTAAAGGTGGATAAATATCAACGGTAACCTGAGAGCCAGGTGTAGAGGCTGCATTTGTAGTTGCTCTAAATTGTACTGGAGATTGGGAAACCTCATGACCAATAAATGTGAGGAATCGCAGATTAGTAAAACTAGCTACACCATCACTAAATTGGAATTTATCGTATTGTTTAATAGAATTAGCATCACTTGCTGCTGTCGTACCGCTAAAAGTTATTTGAATAACGCCACCGGCCGCATTAGTTACAACGCTTACAACTGTTAAAGTTGCTCCAGCATTTCCTTCAGTACCAGCTAAATGGGTTTTAAGCAAATTTGACTGATACCATTCACAATTTGAAAAACGGCCAATTTCCCAGCTATTCGCTTCACGATTGCCCCGATCAAGTGTGAATTGATTTAAACCGCTATTAACGATAGGAGGAAATGTCAAATCTGATAAATAACCACAGGTTTTGTCTTTAGCTGCGCCAAAATTTCTTAGAAATGCTAAAGAATTTGCTAATTGCAAATATGTAGAAATTGGTGTAATTCCATCCCCATAGAATCTAAATGTATTAGTTTCAGCTAATGTAGCTACGTCGGCCTCAACCTTTGAGCCAATTTCAGCAATTGCTGAACGTCCAAATTTATCCATATAATCACGGACATTAAAAATAAACTGCTGAGCGGTAAATTCATAAGCAGTAGATGCTTCTTTATTTACTGTCAATTGTTGTACGCGCTGCTCTGCTGCTTGGAATGTAATTACTAAACTATTAGTTGTAGTAAAGCGCGGAGGAAGGTCAAATGATACGGTATCACCCAAATTTTTTGGAACATCATCATTGAACCGTTGGAATTTTTTATTTGAAGTAGAAATAAATGCAAAACTGTTTAAAAGTAACGCTAAACCAGATTCGTTATAAGTAATAACTTGTTGTAAAATATTAGTAGGCATCGCAAAGACTCCCTGTCAGAGAACAATTTGCAACGACTTATGAGTTATATGGTTAGAGTTAACCTCTAAGCCAAGGTTGATTTTGCAAGTCTTTAACACTCATTTTGCCGTTGCTACCGGAAACTCTGGAAGGCTGCAAACGGTCGAGTGGTTCGGCTATATTTTGAGACTGAGCATCAGAATGCGCTTGTTTATTGGTACTAATAGATTGTGCCAAACTTACAAGAGCAGCTTGTGCCTGTCGCGGGTTTTTTTCCGCTAGCCGATCAAGTCCAGCAAGCTTTAATGGGTTATTAGAAAGATCATAGACAATATCAGCGGCGTTCTCCATACCTGCTACAAGGTACATTAATTGCGGAAAAGCAGCGGGGTCAAAATCTTTAGTAACTTCATCAAAGTCTTGATATGCGGTTTTACCTTGCGCAATCTTGGAATGATATGAATCAGCAGCGCGTGTCATTTCAGCTCTATGAGCTTCCAACTGATGTTTTTCGTGTTGCTCGCGCATATCTTGATTAAATCTTTCTTGGATTCGCTGATAAATAGCATCTGTATCAACATCTCTAGGAATTTCAGCGTTTCGCTGCTGTTGTTTGGCTTGAATTGCTGATTCTAGATCACGCTGATATTTTGCCTCAGCTTCACGCTTAGCGTTTTCTGCCGCTTGAGACGATTGGTGCGCGACAATTTTTGCGAGTTCATCCCGTGTAAAAAGCTTTTCAGCTTCTTTTCTAGGAGCTGCATTATTATCACTACTACCGCCCATATCTGAAACTTGACTATCTTCCATTCATCATCTTCCATAATGATTTTTTGACCCGCTTTCTTGCGGTAAGTTTCCTCGTTAACGATGGAGTCTCGCCCATTTTTCCGCATGAGTGCGTATACCACGGAAACTCCGTGTAGTAGGTTATTCCTTAACCTTATCTTATAATATCAAGTCAAGTTTATTTGTCAATGGATATCAGCTTATTTCCACAAATTGCTTTCAAAGATTTTTTAACATTAACCAATCGAATTAAATCAATATTCATTTTATCTAAACCATAGCTATATAAAGCGTATCTTTCCTTTTCATTCAAATCTTTTTCATTTTTTATTAAATAATCAAATTGCGCATAAAGATTATTAATATGATTTAATGCCGTGCTAATGTTAGAAACAACATACTTTTCCATAAACATCCTTTTAATTAAATTTCTATTTTTTACGCATCTTGTTTAATGTTATTGCTAAATTTGCCTGTTTACGAGTTTTTGGACTCTTTGAATTTTTTGCTGTTTTTTTCAATTCATCCATAGGAATATTTTTATCTTTTTTTACACCTAATTTTTTACGCAATGCACCTTTAGAATAGGGAGAAATTGCTTTTTGAATCCATTTTTCAGCCATAGCATTACTCCTTATTAAATATTAGGATGTTTTTCATTTCCTGAAATCTGATTAATATGTGAACTAATATTAATAGCTGCTTCTACGGAACTTCTTGTATTTTCAGCATCTAATTCAGCCGCTTTTAATTCATTCTGCACATTGGCATCGCGAATCTTACTGATTGTTTCAATAAATTTAGTTTCAGAATCTCTTTCTTTAATTTCAAGGTTAGCGGCGTCAATTTTAGATTTTTCTTGAATAGCCATAATAGCTATTTGTCCTTCTGATGGCGATTGAACGTCTTTCTGTAAAGCCATCATTTCCATTGCTTGCTTCTTAGCCTCTAATTGAGTTTGCATTTGTTGTTGTTTTTGAGCCATGGCTTGCTGTTGTTTTTGTCTCTGCATCCATTCATTCGCTTTTTCTTTCAATTCATCAATACCACGCATTTCAATATTATCAAGAAGCGTTGGCAAACCTTCTTCATTAAAGAATTGAGCAAAGCCTTGATTAGCCCGCGACATTTCAATAACAGTCTGTAGAGCCATTTCTTTTTGCATAGAAAAATTCACGCCAGTTTCGACTTTTACTTGCAATGTATTAGGGTCATAGTTCATATAAAGAGAACCTTTCTTATTGATCTCTTTAAATGAGCGTTTTCCATTAGGCAATAAAATAGGTAAACTTCTGGGTGTTCTGTAATACTTAGGAATCAAATCAATAATAATTTGAGCAACTCTATTTAGTCCCTTAATATAACCTACAATATAAGGAACGGATGTGGCATCACCTTGTATCGCGCTTCTTGCAAATGCAATTCCAGACATAGCTCCATTATTGACTCCTTGAGCCATATCATATGACCCAAGAATGGTTTGGGTCATTTCATCAGACATTCTAAACGTATCTGAAATCTGAGGAGGAATAGGAGTGCGCATTACTTCGCGAGGTGGAGGGAGGGTAATATTTGGATTATTTGTATCTAAAAAATGATTATACATTAATGTATCAGCTTTTTGCACATTCTGATATGCATCCTGATAATCTTCAGGAATCGATTCAACGGCTACAATAAATTTATGCTGAACCGTATTTTCTAACTCATTTCCTAATGATTGACCCGCAAAATTCTTTAAACGTTGAATACCTTCGGCATGGTACACATAAGGGCGTGTCATCTGCGTATATGAACCAGACTCTTTAATAATAACACTATTACCATCTACAAAAACTAAAGGTAAATGTTTAAAGTTCGTTTCTTTAAAATCCAGCACGCGGCTTTCACAAAATCGATAACGGCAAATATACTCAATCAAGGTTTTTCTTTCATGAATAGGCATAGGAGGCTGCTCAATCAATCCTCTTTCAGTCCATTGTGCCATAAATTTTTCATATTCATCTTTAGTAACACTATGACCATTTGATAGCTTATAAATAGTCGCTTTACGTGTCTTTTTTTCGTAAAAATCACAGACTAATACAATTTCTTCTTTTTCATTCTGAAATGACCAATCAAAGCCAGATAAGGCTCTCGTATAAGTCATTTCTTTTGCTACATCTTCGCCAAATTCGTCTTCAAACTGTTTTCGCGTCATCGGATAAAGTTCAGCACAAAAACGACCGTCACCTTTATGAGATTTTCTTGCTAATGGATCAAATACCGTAAGAGTTGGATCAAATACTCGCTCAACACAAATATTTTGCTCAAAGCTCATTTCATTAACGTATTCAGTAAAGACTCTTAAAACTGAGAATCCACCTGCTAACAAATCACTATAAACGTTATAGTCCAGCATATCATTTGCACCATCAAAAAAGATGGCACGCAAATGCGCTTCAACTATCTTTAGTGTCTCTACAAATTCTTTATTCAACATAGGTAAAGGAATACCGTCAGCAGCTCTAACAGTTAAGCTAGGCTGTTGTTTGGCAAATTCTCCACGCTTACGAGAAACAAAGGATTCCAATATATTGAATTCGAGCGTGGGATATCCATTGTCAGAAAGTGTCGCGGCTTCTTCATCAGATAAAGAAGTTTTAAAGACAAATTTAACGAATTTTTCAAAGCGATCAACATTTTCACTATTCGCTTGTTGAGCTTCTTCTACATATTTTTTAATATCGGGTAAACGGTCGGTATGTACTTTTGCGAGTTCCGGCATTCCTTGCCTCTCCTGCTCTTATCCTGCGATTAAGCGCCTGATTCATACCTTGAATCACACGTTTTTGAGACTCCTGTCTCTTGTCAATATTGTATATTGTTTTTTCAATTAATGCGATACGTATACCATCTGATAATGTATCGGCTATATCATCAAATGAATGAGATTCATTTGCTGTGATTTTTGACATATGAGTAGTGCACATTCCTATATGTCTAGCTCCAGTGGTAAAAGAAATGCGTTTTGATGAAATAAAAGGTTGCATTTCAAGAAATCTTTTAGTTTTACTCCCTGATTCACGGGTGCGTTCAATTTCTCTTATATGAAGACCTCTAATATTCTTAAGTGTACTAATAAGAGTCACACCCGTTGATTTTTTTTCTATTCCAGCAATCATCGGAGGTTTAGGATGCAACGTACAATTTGCATAGAAATCAATAAATGCTTGCTCTAAGTCTTTAGGCTCTATACGCAATTCAATACAATTTAGCCAGTGCAATCCTAATTCTCCGATTTTCTTACCAAAATTTTCTATTTCATAGACGCCAAAAAAGCTAAAAACAGTAGCATCATTCCAGGATTTTTCTGTTTCTGCTGTATCTACAATTACAAATGTACAAAATATATCTGGCTCTTGGTCTAACTCAACAAACCATTCAGGTTTAAATAATGCGCCGCCTGAAGGTAAGGGATTTTGTTGATATTGGGATGCAAAAACATAAGGTGACTTCTCTTGCAATGCTAATAGTTTTTCTTTGGGCATCATTTCAGGATAAAGAGCATTTCCAGCTATATCTAATCCTTGGAGTATGGTTGTATGCCATTCATCTACATCTTTACCGCTTGTTAAATAATTGGTTAAATCTGATTCATGTACGCGCTGACCAACGTAAATGATAGGAACATTAATACCACGAACACGCTGTCTTATTGTTTCATCATAATTATCAATAACACCTTGTCTAATGGTATCGGAATGTGCTTCATCAGGCTTATGCGCATCATCAATGATTACAGCTCCACTGAATCGATCTGATCCCGGGCATCCTCCATCATGACCGGTCACCGATCCTGAGCTCCCATAAGCTCTCATTTGACCGCCATGAGTTGTTTTAAATCGATCTTTAGCCCTGCTATCTGGATCAATACCAACATCGAATAAATAAGAATACATTTGTGATGAAACAATTGAACGAATAAAAGTAGTATGCTTTGTTGCAAGATCATGTCCATATGAAATATATAGAAAATTTGAATCTGGAAATTCAGCCCAACACCATGCGACAAACATGCTAACAAAAGTTGATTTTCCACACCCTGGGGGTAAATTAATTATTTCTCTTAAGAGTTCAAGCCGTTTAATTTGTGTGAGTGATCTGCACACAGTAATATGATGGCTTTCTCGTCCAATTGGCTGGGAGACGATGAAATCACGACCAGTGATATGACGAAAAAAGTAACGGGTAAACTCAAGGAGAGAACCACGTAGGCGAGAAGCTTCTTGTTCTTTTTCATAATCAATTTTCATCCTTAACTAAATTCCTTAATTAACTTTCCTTGTTAATTAAAATTAACTTAAATTCATTCAATAAGATCTTTCCACTTACATTCACTAACTGTCTCACCTTCAGAATTAATATTTTTAATTATAATTTCACCAGATAGACACTCCTCTCTAAATTCTTCCCCAAGTTTTTCAATCTCTTTCTGAAGTTCAATAGAATAATCAGGACAAATATAAAGTATTCCATGTTCTCCGTGGATATGGCATTTTCGTGAGTTCATATAAAGATAATTCCTATTTCTTTTTCTTACCCTTGGATCGTCTTGCCTCACTATATGCAATGGCAACTGCTTGCTTTTGTGGTTTACCTGCCTTTACCTCACGTGAAACATTATCTGAGAATCCCTTCTTTGTGCGTGCTTTCGCACCTTTAGCCAATGGCATCACTTTTCTCCTTTTAAGATCCTTTATAACTTCAGCAATTACTTTTAATATTGTCTTATTCTTGATTAATTCAAGACCACAATAAGAACAAGATAGTCTACCCAACCAGTCTGAATTAAACGTTTGAAAAAATTCATCTGACAAATCTGGACATCCCTCACATAAATCTGGTGGGTTATTTACATCAAAATCACTCTCTGTCATCCCCAAATAACCCCTTTACCTTCGCATGCATTACATTTATTTGACTCTTGCGCGATAAGGCTCAAAATCTTACCGTAACCATCACACACAGGGCACTTATGCGGCTTTCTTCTATCGCGCATATTGTTTTCTTTGATTAGATTAACTATTTCGTCAATTCTTTCAAACTGAGACAGGTAATGAGTGTTTCTATTGACATCATTTTCTTTCATGTAATCAATACATCGCTCTAATTCGAGCAATCTCTTAGATAGCTCACTATTTTCATTCCATTTACGATTCAATAAAGTCTCAAGTTTTTCATTTTCTTCAGAAAGGGTGTGCAATGCTCTGCCTAGATGTCCCACTTTTTCTGCTGAATTTACTAGATGATTTTTCTCTATCTCATCTATTCTTTTATGAATATTATTAATATTTTCTTCTATCACCACGTGCACAAAATGTTCTTTCTGAGAAGATAGTTCTTGCATCCTTTTAATAACATTTTCAATCTTATTAACTTTTTTTTCAATTTCTTCAATATGTTTTATTTTGTCAAAATAATCACTCATTACTTTAAAGCTCCCGAAATCATAATTTTAGCCAGTTGATCATAGCGATTAGATAACTTACGCGCTGCATTGCTATCCAACAATTCCTTAGCAGCCTCTTGCCAATCTCGATTATGCATTGCTTTTAACATCTTTTTGAATTTCATAATTCCATTGATTCCAACATTAAAACAGACATTAATTAGAACATATTTACGAGGAAAATCTAAGAAATTAAAGAATAAAAGATCTCCTAGAACATTTTCACAGTTTCTAATATTATTAAGACAAAGATATATAGCTTCATGATGCGTTATTTTATAATCCTGAAGGTTTCGCCCTATGCCGATTGTTAAATTGCCTTGAGGAGCCTTTACTGGCTCTCCTGTGGCATCATCATAAGCTATCGGACGAAACCCTTCGTCATGCTCAAGTAAGCTAACTATAATCAATCGTTGTTTTTCGGTTAAATTTGGCATTTTAATCGTATGTTCCAGTACGTTCTTGTAGCTTGATTACAGTCTTTTCAATTTCATCAACTTTTTTATCTGTATAATGTAAGCTGATAGCTAAGACGACTACCGACAGCAGTAGCGAGCCTATGATAAATCCTTTATCCATTATAATTTCCTTTATTTACATTTTTTGTCATAATATTCTTCAATATTTTTAAGCATATTTTTTACAGTGTATTCAATACTTTTTATTCTATCAGTAGTAATGTCATCTAAGTCAGATTCAATATGCTGTAATGAATGATAAATGTGATATATCATTATTTCTTCTGTCAACATTAATAATCCTTATTATTTTCATCTAATATTAAATTTTGAGAATCCATCATATTTGATTTAGGTCTTAATCTGAAATACATGTATCTAATATGATCATATATACTAATAAGCCTTTCTTGTTTTGTTGCTGAATAATCAGTTGCTAATGGCGAATCTAAATTTCTTATTTTTCCCTCTAACATTTCTAACAGAAATTTAAAATCTTTTTTATCAAATTTAGTGCTACATATAGGACATTCGAAGTGAGGTTCATTGACAGCCATTAATAATCCTTCCTATTATTTTCATCAAGCTTAGCACGCAACTGTCTGACTTCTTCGCGCAAGGTTTCATTCTTTTCTTTTTCTTCTTCGAGTTCTTTAGTATTTCCATAAATTTTAGGAAGAAGCTTTGAAGCAAGCCATTTACGCGTATCGATACGTAATCGAGAACGCGCTGCAAACTCGCTGTTAAATACTTCACGTCCATCTTGTGTCGTTATAGTATCATTGCTGGAATCATCTGCGATATCAACGCACTCTTCCGCTAAAATATCGGCTTGAGCTAATTTAGCCTTAGCGTATTGTGCAGAAAATGATTCATTATATAGTCTCCAAACCCGAATTGTTTCAGGTGTTGGAAAATCAGGATTATTGAAACATATTTTTCTAATTCCACAAGAAGAAATTGAAACAACCTCACAAATTTTTGTGGCCAATTCGTCGCTATAAATCGTTGGACGGCCTAATATTTTTTTCTGTTCTTGAATTATGCTTTTTTGTTTTTCTTTCTTCTTTGGCATCTTGAATATCCTTTACTGCTGATTCCAGCGTTTTAGTTCTTCCTTCACCATTGCACATTGGACAAGTAACAAGAATACCGCCTGTATCGGTATGAGAATAGATATTACGAACTTTAAACATTTTTTTACGGCCTTTGCAGCGCATACAACGAATCATTTTATCTTCCATGAAAACTTAACTCCATTTTTACGAAGTTATCCACAAAAATAGTGGATAAGTATGTGAATAACTCAAATAAATGAACTAATAGCAAGTATTTTAAACGTATTTAAGTTATTAGTCAAAAAATATGCAGCATAAGATTAAATATACTAAAATAGTATATTGACATGGTAAACTTACATGGTAATATATGATTATCAAGTAGACATGAAGAAGGTATACCAAATGCAAAATACGCTATGGCAAATAGGTAAAATAGTTAAGTTTGGTTCATTACTCCTGAGAGTTACTTCGTTTACTACCAAAAATAAATATATTCCTGTGATTTATTGGCTTGAATCAATAGATAAAAAATATCAATACGAATATATCCCACGCAAAGGACTTTTTCGAATTAACTAAAATGGAGGTTTTTATGCAACAAAAATCAGATAACAAAAAAACAATATGCTTTTTAAACTCAGTGAGAGGAGAGGAATTATATCAAGCGTTCTATCAGATAGGACTTACCGACATTGATAGATTGATTGGTATAAAATTAATACTACAAGCAGTTTTTTTAAAATTAACTAAAGGAGAAAATAATGCTTAAAAAAGAACTTGAGCAAAAATTAAAAGAATATAAAGAAATATTGACTGAAATTGGAAAATGGGCATTTCCAGTGAATTATAAACTTAACGAAGAAAAAGCATTATTTCATATAGAAGGAATTAAAAAAATTTTAGAGAATAAATTTTATACAAAAGGAGACAATAATGCAAATTAGGGGCATGATGGATGGTTGGACACCGGACGATATGGATTGTCGCGGTAATTGCAAGATATGTGATGATTGTGAAAAAAGCAAGGAATACAAAGATAATGAAGATTATGAGAGGTGGCATTATGAACAATCAAACTAATTCAAAAGGACTTATTATGGATTCAATACAAACATTAATCCCATATTTACAAAATTTAGTTGAAAAAAATAATTGTGCTATCAGTGTCTCAAAAATTAACAATGAATTCGTAGTCAGTGTTATTGGACGTTTTAGAACAAGAACTTTCAAAGCCGCCAATAGCGGGATTCTTATAACAAATATTAAGCGTTACATACAAGCTTAATTTTATGGGCATTAATTATACTAAATAATGCCCTTTATTTCAAATTTTCTATTGCTTCATGATATTTTTCTGTTACCACTTTACTAGCCTCTTTAGCCATATTTAAATTTCCGGCTTCACTTGCATATCGAAGCATCCATAAATTTGCCCTCTTGCGCCCAAATCCTTGCGCTGTAGAGAATATTTTTGCTTCACCCATTCCATAGCCCCATTCTTCAAGATAACGCTCTAGAATGGCCTTAAAATCGGTTATTTTAAATTTGTTTAAAATTTTATCAATAAAAAGATAATCATCACGAAGTAATTCAAAACCTCGTCTAGCGCAATGTGCTTTAAAACTTTTCAAACGTGATTGGCTCACTTAATCCTCCTAGTACAATGGCTTATTGTCATAACGCCGTTTTTTACCGGTTGAATCTTCATACGTTTTTTTGGGTTTTTCATTTGCTAAAAATCCAATAAATTTTTCTTGCCAGTTTGAAGATTTTGTTTTGTATTTATTATGAACACTAACAAACTTATCAAATAGCTCTATTGTTTGCATTTTTACAGCCTGAGCAACTCGATAAAGTTCCTTCATTCCATTTTCGTTCGGTTCAAAGTCTTTAGGTAGAATTTTTAAATTAACAGAGCTCCGCGTAGCGGGATTTTTAGAGTTATCCACAGGCTTAGCTATAGCTCTGTTTGTTTTTATTTCTTTTATTTCTTTTATTTTAGCTCCGACGTTTTTGTCGGGGGGTACCGACGTTTGTGTCGGGGGGGTACCGACATTTTTGTCGGGGGGTAAATCACCTGAATGTTTATATTCTAAATTTTCATTAATAGGCAAATTCATCCATTCATGTTCTAAAAATTGATAATAATTTATACCGCCCATTAATATCTGATATGTTCTAATTAATTCTACATCGCGTAATTCTTTCAATCCGCGTTCAATAACACGTTGTTGCATTCCTAACTCTTGAGATAATTGGTTGGTCGATCTGTGAACAGTTCCTTTTGAGCTGCTCCACTGCGCTAGTCGTCCGTAGATTAATTTTGCTTGGTGGGATAATTCATTAGAAGGGATTTGTATCAACCAACATGGTATATAAACAGCGGGCGCATGAGCTTTTGGATTAAAACTTTTTTTAATAGATTTTTTCACAATTATATTCCCTGTAATAAAAAATTTGACCTTTCCGTAGTCAATGATACAATCAAAAACTACAGTTAGACGTTCAACGGTTATACGTATATCGTTTATGCGTTCGTTCGTACTTACTAAAACAGTGGAAAAGACTAGAGGGTTCGTTCTTCTGTTAAATGCAAAATGCTATTGCTGTAAGCTAATAGAAATAGCTTACAGCAATCTTTTTCTAATTTTGATTCATTTCTGTTTCTGCCTGTTGAATTAAATGTCTATATGCTTCTTTTCTGGTTTTAAATAAAAATTCTTCTCTGATCCAAGCTGATTTATCGTCAGTATAAAGAACTGCATCATTTTCTTGGTCATTTAAAATTCCATTGACAGTCAGCTCATGAATCAATGGTTTTTGCATTCCTATAGCAAAGCAATAAATTTTATCACCCAATTGAAATTTACTTCCTAAAGGCGATTTTAACATCTTGCATGGATCAATGGTTTGATTAAGGGTTGTCATTTACTATATCCTTGAGTTCAGTTTTTATATCATTAAGAGATTTTTGAGTTTTATCCAAAGCCTTTATTTGCATCATGAAGTCAGAAAACCAAGTGCAAAGGTTACCTCCTATCCAGACGGCGCTGGCTTGTATCATCAAATCATCACTTTCCATATCAGACGATAAAGTTTTTAATAAAACCCTTATATCGTCAAATGTCATATTAACTTTTTTAATATATTCTTTTTTTTCTTCTTTACTTACTTCCCTTATGTCCATTTTTT